AGAATACCGTAAACAACGGATTCCGCGATGTAATTGACGCGCAGAACGCCGGGACACAGCGCATCATCGACCTGTTTACACAGGACAAGATACAGTCTTTGCAGACCGAGTTACAGTCCGCACAGCTCCAGCTGTCTAACAACGCACAGACAAACAGCATCTTAAATGCTTTGAGACCTACACCCGTTCCGTCTTATCCGGTCATGTCCCCGTACACGTCCATCGTAAACCCGACAGGCTTTAGCTTTGGCGCCGGATGTGGCTACGGAGGCAACACGGGATGCGGATGTTAAAACTTCAGACGGAGTATCTTCGTGGCATTATTTTGCCATGATGTTCGGCTGATGCCGTTATTCACAAAAAGGGGCAGGCTGAGAACGTCTGCCCCTTTTGAAATGAAGGGAGAATAAAATGATTGAGTTAGTAAACACAACGCCGGTCACGGTCCCAGTAGGGCAGTCCATCCCGTTTTCGGCAGTGGCAACAAAGGGCGGATGCGCAGAAAGACACAGGGCTGGAAGCGCGCAGATAACGCTTGTAAAGCCCGGTAGATATCTGATCACATTTTCCGGGAACGTCGCAGTACCGACTGAGGAAACGGTAGGAGAAGTGGCGCTGGGAATTGCCAGAGATGGGGAAATTCTCGGCGGCACGGTGATGCGTGCCACCCCTGCGGCAGTAGAGCAGTATTTTAACACATCGTCCCAGACATACGTCGATGTGTTCTGTGGATGCTGTGAAAACGTTTCCATCAAAAACGCAGGGACAATTCCTGTGTTAGTAGACAATCCGAACATAACAGCTGTTCGGGTTTGCGGTTAAGGAGGGCAGACCATGAGTTACAAATTGATGCAGAATATCCGGGAAGAGCTGGATAAAATCGCGGAAAAAGGTCTGAACACAGGCAATCTTGAGACCGCATACAAATTGATAGACATGTTGAAAGACATGGAAAATGTGGAATACTGGAAGTGCAAAGAGGGCTATTATAACGCCGTTCTCGACGAAATGGAAGGCGGATATAGCCAGGCAGGAGACCACAGCGAGAGGCGGAAACGCGACAGCCGTGGGAGATACAGCAGGGATGATGGAATGAGCATGACGGCCTATGACGATGGATCATCCTATGCGCGACGTGGGGAGCACTATGTAAAGGGGCACTATAGCCGTGGAAACGGAAACAATGACCCTTATGATGATTACATGGAAAACAAGCAGTCTTATCGCAACGGCAAGTCTGAGGATTGCAAGCGGCGTATGCTGGCCGCTCTGGAAGAGCATATGGATGCACTGACGGAAGAGCTGGGAGATCTGTCAAAAGATGCAGACTGCCGAGAAGAGAGGGAGACCATTTCGCGGTATATCGAAAAATTACGAAAGATGATGTGAGTAAAGGCGGCGAGGAAACTTGCCGCTTTTGCTTTAAACATGGGTACGCCATAGTTTTTTTTGTTTGGTAAAATGTATTAAAGGCTATGGAAAGGAATGATCATTATGGAGATCAAAAGGGTATACTGTCCTGTCTGTAATAATAAAACGCGGTCAGCATTCCGCAAGGATACGACAGCGCATAATCTTCCGGTGTTTTGCCCGAAATGTAAAACGACCAGCCTCGTGAATATTGAAAACGGAAAGGCAGAGCCTATCGTCCGTTAAGTGCCAGACGCCAGACGCAGAGCCAGTGATTTGTAAGGATTTCTTACAGATTGCTGGCTCTTTTTTGTATTTGTATTTCCTCCTTTACAGCACACAGCCTTGCGGGAAGGTTGAAAATGCGGTTCGACTCCGTCTGTGTGCAATCCTGTAAATCGTAATTGCAGGAAAATCCATCCCATCTTTCTTTGTTTTTGCCACCGTGCATGGAAGCAGCCGGGTTCAAGCCCCGGCGCACGGTATAGGTGCATTGTTTAGACAGCGCCGATCATTACGCTTTTCGCCCGGTCCGCTACCCCGGGCGCTTTGTGGGATAGCTCAGGAGGTAGAGCAGCGGCCTTATAAGCCGTGTGTCATGGGTTCAATTCCCATCCCCACAACTACCCCGCCCGTGGTTTATCGGGCTTAATCCATACCGCTGACGGGCGGTTAATCAATCACGTTTAGGAGGATAAAGATGCAGAATATTGAAGCAATTTTGACAGAGCTGGGAATTGAGGTCTCGGCGGACAAAAAGGAAAGCCTTACGAAAAAGGTGGCGGAAAATTACGTCACGAAAGCTGAACATGAAAAGAAGCTGGGAAAGGCTGAGACTGACCGGGACACGTGGAAAGAAAAAGCTGAGACGGCAGAAAGCACCATGAAAGGCTTCGAGGGCGTTGACCTTGAAACAATGCAGAAGGATTTGGCTGATTGGAAGAAAAAGGCCGAGGATGCCGAGAAAAACGCACAGGCGCAGCTGCATGAGAGAGATTTCACGGACGCTCTGAAAACGGAGTTTGAAGGAATTAAATTCTCGAGCGAAGCGGCAAAGCGCGCAATTATGGCAGAAGTCAAGGAGGCCGGATTAAAACTGAAAGACGGGAAAATCCTCGGACTGAATGACCTCATAACCCAGATGAAGGAAAAGGACGCTTCGGCATTTGTTGACGATGAGCAGCAGAAAGCACAGCAGAATCAGGCACGCTTTACACAGCCGACAAACAAGCAGGGGCAGGGCGGCGCGCTGACGAAAGACCAGATTATGAGCATCAAGGATGCTTCTGAGCGTCAGGCTGCAATTGCTGCGAACATGAGTTTATTTAATTAAAGCAGGAGGGCTAATATGCCAGCAAAAGCAAATTTGATTAAAACAGCGGATGTCCAGGTAACCGCAAGAGAGCTGGATTTTGTAACCAGATTCGAGCGCAACTGGCAGCATCTGCGGGACATCTTGGGGATCATGCGCCCCATAAAGAAGCAGCCCGGCGCAGTGCTGAAAAGTAAATATGCGGAGGGGACGCTCGAGGATGGTGCAGTAGGCGAAGGCGAGGATATCCCGTATAGCAAATTTACCGTAAAGGAAAAGAAGTATCAGGAAATGACCATCGAGAAGTACGCGAAGGCCGTTTCGATTGAAGCAATCAAAGACCACGGTTATGACAACGCTGTCCAGATGACTGACGACGAGTTCCTCTATCAGCTTCAGGCGGGCGTGACAAAGAAGTTTTACGACTATCTGAAAACCGGAACGCTCACGTCCGAGGAAACAACCTTCCAGATGGCACTTGCGATGGCAAAGGGCAAGGTTGAGAACAAGTTTAAGCAGATGCACCGGAACATCACCGGGGTTGTCGGTTTTGTGAACATCCTTGACGTGTACAAGTATCTCGGAGCAGCGAACATCACCATCCAGAATCAGTTCGGCTTCCAGTACCTGAAGGATTTTATGGGGTTCAATACAATTTTCCTCCTTTCTGACAGCGAGATTCCGGCTGATACGGTAATCGCTACACCGGTGGAAAACATCGTGATGTATTACATCGACCCCAACGACAGCGACTTCGCGAAGGCAGGACTTGTGTACACGACCAGCGGAGAAACGAATCTGATCGGTTTCCACACACAGGGCAACTACAACACCGCCGTGTCTGAGGCGTTTGCGATCACCGGCCTTGTGCTGTTTGCGGAATACCTGGATGGTATCGCGAAAATCACCGTAAATGCGGGGGGTTGATGGCCGCCAGTACACCCCTGAATACTGACGGCGAACCGCTTTCCGGGGAAACAAGACGGAAGAGTAGGAGATAAGGAGGCCGACGGGATGGCATACACGACATTTACATTTTATGAACAGATCTACCACGGGAATGTCGTCCCGGCGGAGGACTTTGATCGTATCGCAGACCGCGCCAGTGACTTTCTGGACGTGATAACCTTTGACCGATTGGCTGACGGCTTACCGTCTGATGAAAGGGCGGCGACAAAGGTACAGAAGGCCGTGTGTGCGGTCTGTGATAAGTTATATCAACTGGAGCTGGCAGATAAACAGGCGCTATCTGCCGCTGCCGGGGGGACATCTTCCGGCGGGGCTGGCGGTGTTACTTCGGGAGTAATTACTTCCAAGTCTGCCGGTTCTGAATCAATTTCCTACGCTTCCCCGTCCGAAATGGCAAACGGCGCAAAGGCATGGAGCGCGGTCTACCAGGCGGCCGGGGATGCACAGGAGACAAACAAGCTTCTGGCAGATGCGGCAATGCTTTATCTGGCAGGAGTGAAAAATGATGATGGCGTACCGTTGTTGTACGCAGGAACGAGGTAGATATGGAGATGTTGTTTACAAATATGACCGCAATTTTGGCGGTTATCGGCGCATTAGCGTTTATCGTGTCGGTCATCACACAGGTATTTAAGGGTGTAGGCGTGCTTTCCAAAATCCCTACGGATATCCTCGTGCTTGTCCTGTCCATCGGGATTACAGTGACCGCGTTTGTAGCATATATGCAGTACATCCAGCAGACTATTATTTGGTACATGATTCTGGCGGCTATTCTGGCGGGATTTTTAGTTGCTTTCGTGGCGATGTACGGCTGGGAGAAGTTTGCAGAATTATGGAGCAGATTTAAGAAAGGCGAGTAGGCATGGGCTTTTTTACGGTTCCGTGCCAGAGGAATGCATGGAAAATAGCGTTAGAATCCTGGCGTTTACGGATAAATTTAATGAAGCTCTTTGTGAAATGAGGGATACCGATGAATGATGCGATAGTGACAATATTCAATTTTTACGAATCCAGCACTGCCGCCATCTGGTATCCCCATGTGCTTTCCGGCGTGCATCTGGAGACTGACCGGGGGCAGATCATGAAACTGTACGGGACAGACAGCACAGATAACGCACAGTTACATATCCCGTTCGGGGTTAAGAACGGGAGAAAAATTATTGTTGATACCGTCGGAAAAGAATTGCCGTGGCTTCCGCCGAAGGAATGGAACAGACAGGTAAATGATCTGTTGCCAGACAGCATTACATTTAATCCGTCTACAGACTTTTTCATGGTAGGAGCATGGGACGGTGCCGTACTCGTGAACGATGCAGATTATACAGACAGGCGATATGAAGGGTTTTATGCGTTTATGAATGCCGAAAAAGATTTTGTTTACCTGATATCGTCAGTGGGAGGACCGTATACGGTAATCCCGCATTTTGAAATCTTAGGGAAGTAGGTGGTGAAGGTGGCTGAACCTATCGGGAATGATGCTACTGGATATGATGTTCTGACGGCGGCGATGAAGTCGCTGCTTAACCAGTTCCCGGGGCTGTATCCAGATGAAGCAATTAAATTTGAAGAGCTTGGGGCGGAGGATGGCATTGCGTTTTCCAATGATTCCGGAGCGCTGGTATATACAGAAAAAGAAGATATACTCGGGCGGATATATCAGGAATGCCGGTATCCCTGCTTTGTAGTATACCGTTCGACCACGGGAGCAAGGGAACGACAGAAAATTACTATTCTGGAATTCCTGGATACGCTGGGTCGCTGGCTTTGCCACGAACCCTCCGGGATTGAAGGGAAAGAGTACGAAAAAGCGATATACCCAGATCTGACCGCAGGGCGGAGGGTTGAGCGGGTAACACGCGGGAACGCATATGGGACACAGCCGCAGGAGAATGGCGTGCAGGACTGGGTTCTACCGGTTACGGTTTTTTATAAAAATGTTATCGAGCCTGAAATTTAAGAAAGGAAAAAAGCAATGAAAAGACATTTGTTGAGACATTTTGTCGATGTAAAAATGGACACGACCTCTGAGGGGACAGCGGCAGACTACCGGCTTCTGGGAACGGGTATTACCTCTTTAACGGAGGAAATGAACCCCGAGACGGAGACGGTACAGTACATCAATCAGGAAAACGGATCTACGGACCTTAAATCCTATACGCCGTCCATCGAAGTTGAAAGGCAGAACGTAGACGAAGAGGATCAGGATCTTACAGACTGGTTTAACAAGATGATAGACACGCTGCCCGTCGGAGCTGATGCCATAACATCCTATGTCCGCGTGAGAGTTTCCGGCGCTGGACCTGAATATCCGGCAGTCCGCCGTCGCTGCGTTGTGAGTGTAGGTGGCACAGGTGGCGATGCAGGGTCAAACGTGACAGATACACTGACTCTGGGTGGCAGAGGTGACGGAGAAGCTGGAACGTTTAACGTAACCACAAGAAAATTCACGGCGACGCCCGCGTCTGCCAGGGCTTTAACGGAGTAAGGAGGACAAGATGGGAGCAGCAAGCTTACGAGTAGACAGTGGCGTCAAACGAATTGAGGTAAACGATAACGGCGATTATATTGCGGTCAACATCTCTGACAACAGTTTTTTTAAGCGTTTTGACGATTTTGTGGCATGGCTGAATGCAAAAAACGAGGAAGCCGATAGGATTGCTAATGATTCTTCCGGTGATTTCACGGAACGCTTCGGAGCGTATGACGCTTTATGTAAGGAGGCCTGCGCTGAGTTGGATTCTCTGTTTGGGAGCGGGTGTTGCAAAAAGGTGTTTCCTGACGTGGAATCCCCTGGAATGGAGCTTATCGCGGACTTTTTAGACCAGATTATACCGATTCTTCAGGGCTTCGCCGCTGAACGAAATCAGAAAATCACAAGCAAATACAGCCCGAACAGGAAAGGGGCGCGAAGCAATTAAATGTGGAATGTGCTTCTTGATAAATTTCCAACAGAATATGAAGGATTCCGCATAGATGGATCCTTCCAGACAGGAATCCAGATTTCACAGGCTTTGCAAGATCCGGACCTGTCAGACGATGAGAGGTTGGCTGTAGCGCTGGGGCTGCTGTATCCGTCAGAGGATGGGGACGGCAGCCCTTCTTCTTTCCCCGATTTAAAAACTGCAGTAGATGGTCTTAGGTGGTTTCTGAGCGGATGGTATACCGACAACCGCCCGAAGGATGAGGACAAAGTCCCGGTAACAGATTTTGACATAGACCAGTGGCGCATCTATTCGGCGTTTTTGGAGAAGTACGGAATCGACCTAAACAGATCTGATCTGCATTATTGGGCGTTCATGGGACTGCTGTCAACTCTCGGGGAATGCGCGTATACGAACGTCATATCCATCCGGCAGCAGAAGATAGACCCTAAGATGGACACGCGTGCAAAACAGGCATTGATGGAGCAGAAACGCATATTTGCAATAGAGCGGGAAGAGGAACTGACAGAAGAGGAACAGGAAGATGTTGACGCTTTTATGACATGGGTCAAGGCAGGAGGCTGATATGCCGAAATATGACGGTTCGATACGGATAAACACAAAAATTGAAACAAAAGATTTAAACAGCCAGATGATGCGCGTGTCTAATGCCATAAAAAAAGACAGCGCGGCTTTAGATTCTCTCAATCGCAAAATGGAAGAATTTTCGCAAAAGAAAATCCCGACAGAAAAATTTGCAGAATTACAAAGAGAGTTAGAAAAGGCAGAATCCGAGTATTCAAAATTGCAGGCCCGTATGTCACAAAAGGGGGCGGCAACGTCTGAGTATAAAGCTTTACAGAAAGACCTCGTTGCGGCGCAAGGAGAGCTGTCTAAGCTTGTAGCACGTCAGACAGACTGGGAAAACATGGGGGTACCTCAAACCGACGGCGCATGGGACATACTAAATGAACAGGTTGCAGCCGCATCCGACCGTGTAGATGATCTGAAAGAAAAGCTTCAGCAGATGGAGAACAGTGGAAAGGCGTATACCCCGAAGGTGGACAAGGCTCAACTGGATGAAGCGGCTCAAAAAGTAGATGAAATCAAGGAAAAAATAAACGCGGAGAAAGCATCCGGTAACGCGTTTGTATCCCCAAAAGATACAGAAGAATTTCAGAAGATGTCTGTAAAGGCGTCACAGCTTGCTGGGAACATAGATGTTTCAAAGCGCAGGCTGGCAGAACTTAACGCGAAGCAGAAGCCCATCAAAAAAGAATTTGACCGGATGAAGAATTCTGCCGATAAAGCATTTAAAACAGCCTCGTCCGGCGCGAAAAAAAGCGCGGGGCTGTTCGGCACTTTTGCATCAAGATTGAAAGGTATCGCATTATCGCTGTTGATATTTAACTGGATTACAAAAGCATTTAATGCGATGGTAGCCGGAATGCAAAAGGGGTTTTCAAACCTTGCAAAGTATTCTGCTCCGTTGGCAAATTCATTTCAGTCTCTAAAAAATTCACTGGCTACACTTGGGAATGCGTTTGCTGCCGCCTTTGCTCCAATTGTCCAGATGGTAATTCCATATCTCAATGCGCTTATAAACGGGATAGCGCGGGCGATAACATATGTGGCGCAGTTTATTGCCATCCTTGGCGGGAAAAGCACTTTCATCCGAGCGAAAAAGATACAGGATTCCTATAACGATTCCCTGAATGGAACAGCAGCGGCGGCAAAAAAGGCAGCCGGAGCTTTGGCAAAGTTTGATGACCTGGATGTGTTGCAAAAGCAGGATGATTCCGGCGGCGGTGGAGGCGGAACGCAGCCGAAAGACATGTTCGAGGAAGTCCCTGTTGATGCAGGAGTGAAGTCTTGGCTTGATGGGATTTTGGAGAATCTGAAACCTATTCTTGACTATGTAAAAGAGTTAAAAGATGCTTTTGCGGAAGGCTTCTGGGATGGCTTGGGTGATTTTGAATACCGCTTAGATATTATCAAAAATGGGCTTCAGCAAATCCGTGATGCATGGATAGAGATATGGTCGGACCCTGCGGTTATAGGGGCTGCTGACAACTTCCTTAAAACTTTTATGTATATGTTGGGTTCCTTTACCGGCTCAATGGCGAGCATAGGGCTTACTCTGGCGGCGGCTTTGATCGGCGGGATTGGGGATTATCTCGAAAACAATACCGACCGGATAAAAAAATTCCTGATATCCGCATTTAACGTGGGGGCAGATATAAACCTTCTTCTGGCTGATTTGTTCCAGAGTATAGCCCATGTATTTGAAGCATTTGCAAGCGAAAGCGGGATCCGCTTTGTATCGGCGCTGATAGGAAGCATTGCGGATGCAGCTATGGGGCTGACTGAACTTGCGCTTAAACTGGGGCGGGACTTTTTACAAATGCTTATTGTACCGTTTACAGAAAATGCTGACGGGTTCAAGACTGCACTGGAGGGGTTATTAGGTGGCGCAGCTACCGTGCTGGAAGGATTTAAGACGGCTGTAGATAAAGCGTTTGATAGCCTGAATGCAATGTACGACGCTCATATAAAGCCATTATTTGATAGTATAACGAGCGGGCTTTCAGAGGTTGTCAACCATTTTTTAACCGCATGGAATACACACATTCAGCCAGTTATCGACAGAATCGGGACTAGAATATCAGAGCTTCTTACGCAGTCTTTTCTGCCGGCTTGGGAAGCTATAATAAGAGGAGTTGGGTTGGTTGCGGATATTTTAAAATCTTTTTGGGAGAGTATTTTGCAACCGATTGTTGACTGGATTATGACCTACGCAGTGCCATTCTTGGTGCAAGGATTAGGGGTGCTGTTAGAGTTTATTATACTTGGAATTAAGACGATTGTTGACGGTTTTACAACCTTTATGACGTTTATAAACGATTGTTTAGAATTTTGGAAAGAGGCGTGGGCGGTTGCTTGGGATACGTTCAACGATTTCTGGAATAAGATAAAAAGTATTATTGACATCATGAAAACTGTATTTCGTCTGTTTGTAAAAGTTGTTAAGCAGCTGATTGATGGAGACTGGAAGGGCGCATGGAATACCGCGCAGGAAATCTTCACGATTTTTAAAACCAAAGTAGAAGGCGTCGTGGATTCTATAAAGGCGTTCTTGTCCGGCTTCTTTACATGGGTTAGCGACATGATTGCAGGCGTTATAGAGGAAATCAAGAACATCGGCAGCGGTATCAAAAACGCATTTACTGGTGGCGGATCATCGAAGCCGCGAACAATGTCCACGCAGCCGTATGCCATAAACGAAAGCTTTGCATCTCGTACCCTGCGGGATATCCCGGCGCTTGCATCTGGCTCGGTAATCCGTGGCGGCAACCCGTTCCTGGCGATTCTGGGCGACCAGCGGGCAGGGCAGACCAACATCGAAGCGCCGATAGGCACAATCAAACAAGCTGTATCGGAGGTAATGGCAGAGAGCGGCGGCGGATTTAGAACGGCGAAAATTGTCTTGCAGGTAAACGGGGTAGATCTGGCGCAAGCTACACTGCAGGATTTCTTATCGGAAGCAAGCAGGCAAGGATATGATCTGGAGGTGATCGGAGGATGATTTTTACACGTGGCATATACATAGATGGGGAGTATTTTAACATCCCCATCGTGTCCATAAAAAGAAACGCGGATTTCCTCGACAAATTCGCCGAAAGAGTTGAAACGGGAGAGCTCCATCGTGAATTGATAGGCGTGTATTTTAACTACACAATGTCGGTCGGGAAGAGCAGCTCGTTCCCGGATGGCGTATATAAACGTTTCTGGGATAAGGTTACAGAGCCCGTCCCATTCCATATTATTTCGCTGCCGTCAGATCCTGGTTATTACGAATACACAGCTTATATATCCAGCGTCTCTGATGAATACGAGAAGATAACACAGGATAGCGCTGATTATAAAGGGTTTACCTGCAAGTTTACGGCGAAAGAACCGGCAAGGAGACCATGATGAAAACAGAATTTTATGTCGAATACAATCTGTATGACACGACTGCTCTGCCTGATGCAAAAGAAAGCACAGAGAGCAATGCTGCTTTTGGGGATATGGGGCTGTTTAAGTCAAAAGGCAGCCCACCAAAATACGCTACACTGGAACATAATTTTTTCGTGTTGGATGGGAGTCTTAGCGAAATGCCAGACACGCCGACGGACATCCCATTTTTTTCGGATGTGCAAGCGGGCGCAGATGGAATTTTCACAAAACAGCCTGTAATCAGAATAGATTTTACCGAAAATCATACCTCTATCGGGCTGACTTTTCATTTTTCGGAAACATTCCCGCTGGAGATGGAAGTGACATGGTACGACCTCGGCGGTACATATAAATCGCAAAAACGTTTCTTTCCGGACAAACTGAATTATTTTGCCGAAAACCAGGTGGAGGAATACGGACGCATTGAAATCCGATTTGTACGTGCCCTACCGTGGTACAATGTAAAGTTAAACTATCTCGAGTATGGCACAACGTTTATCTGGGGGCCGGATGTTATAAAAAGCGCGAAGCTTGTAAATGACACAGATCCTATCAGTAATCAGATTAAAACGGACAAACTCACGTTTGACTTTGTTGATCCTGATGATGATTTTAATATTGGCAAAATCGACGGGTTGCACAAAACATTGCAGAAAAAGCAGAGAATGTTACCCTGCGAAATCGTTGACGGCGTGAAGATGCCGCTGGGCGTGTTTTTTATGGAATCCAACAGTACCGCCAAAAATGTCACCCAAATTTCGGCGATCGACTACAAAGGGATGCTTGCTAATGTGGATTTTAAAGACGGTCGGATATACGCTGGAGAAACGGCTGGAAGTGTAATCGAAGAGATCATGACAGCGGCAGGAATTGAAGATTATACAGTAGAGGAAGAGGTGGCGCAAACGCCGCTGTATGGCACGCTTAAAATCCAGACCTGTCAAAAAGCTCTGCGTGAGGTATTGTTCGCTTGCGCTGCGATTATGAACACATCCCGCCGGTCTGGAATCGAAATACGAAAATCGACCAGAAGAATATCTACAACGATTCCGCGCAGCCGGAAATTTTCCACGACGTTAAAGGCAGACACTTATGTGTCAGATGTAAGCGTAAAATATAAAACGTGGGTGTTGGACGCGGCGGAAAGCGAGATTACGAAAGGCACATACGATCCGGGGATACATACAATTCAGCTCACAAGCCCGGCAGCGAACATGAGCGCATCTGCGGGGAGGATTGTCAAACAAATGCCGTACTATGTTGTGCTGGAAATCGCGGGAAACGCACGTGCAGAGGTCACGATCACGGGGCACAAATATGTTGGTACAGAGCTGGCTACACTGTCCAGAATCGAGCATATAAAGTCAGGTGAAGTGCGGAACACGAAAACATTTTCCGGAACGCTTTTAAATTACGAAAGCGCCCGGAAGGTTGCCGACAACATCCTGGATTATTACCAACTACAGCAGATAATCCAGACGCGCCATTTGTCCGCCGAGGAAAAAGCAGGGGACTGGGCAGAGGTTGAAAATACCTTGCAAATGCATGGTAATTTTGTCGCCTGTATAGAATCCCTCAGCATTGACCTCACGGGTGGATTTGTGGGTACGGCAAAGTACAGAGGATATTATAAAATAACATCAGAAGATTATTATTCTGGCGAGTTGTATGCTGATGAGGAGGTGGGAATCACCTAATGGAATGGGTATATGACCGGACACAGGAGGATGTGGAGCGGGCAAAACTACTTACGCAAAAATATGCTGCGGGGGCAATCACGGAAACGGAGAAAAAAGAATGGGCTTCAGGAATGAAAGGCGCGCTGAATGCCTCAGACCTGAACAGGATTGAAGGGAATATCCGGGAAATCGCTGGAATTTTAGCGATAACTGTAACAACGAAAACGTGGGAAAAGAATCAAATCCCACGAGTAAGTGATTTTAAAAGAATCCGTGATAATGTACAACGCATCCGGGACGCATGGAGTACCTTGAAAGATACCCCAGTTACGCCAGATACGCCGCTGGTTACTTATCAAAAATGGAATGCCATAGAACGGATTTTACACGATGTCAAATATGTATATGACCGCGTCATGGACAGTTATTATTATTGCGGCGATGAAATCTACGCCGGGGAAGGAATAGGGATTTTATAATGGCAGAGACATGGTTTACGCCAAAAGAGTGGAAAGCCCGCCTTGTGGAATTCGCAGGACGGCGGTTGCTGAGAAATGTTGCAAACGGAGAAACTGTAACATATGACGTATCCCGTAGCGAGGGGCAGGTTTCGCAGGAGGGCGATGCGTTTAATACCAAAAACATGAACGATCTTGAACAAAGGGTAGCAAATGGATTTGGAAACGCAAAGACAGCGGTTGAAACACTAAGTAGTGACATGGGAGGCAAACTCCCTGTATTAAACTACAATATTACATTATCGGATGATGCAAGTGTGCATGCCCAAAAGGCTTTGAGATATCTCTTTACAGACGCAGAGGCAATAAAACATACATCATTTATGTTTAATATCCTCGTAAATAACGCAGACTTTTATTCTGGAACTTGTTACACAGACGGCGGAAATTCCGCTTGGGGCGACATAAACAAACGCGGCTCGGAAGCAGATCCCGGATCTGTTTGGAAATGGGTTACGTATAATTTTAAAACCGGAGGTGCTGATCCAGTATTAAAAAAATTGGGTAGGTCCGGAACCATTGCTGGGGTTGGCGGGTATTGGATAGACCCTCCCGCTGGGCAAAATGAAGAGTGGACTACCGGATGTGTGCGTTGGAATGGAGATGACCTTGTAGTTACGGTTGAAGATGATTATGCACAAGGGCATCTGACTGTTGGAGCTAAAGTTGGTAGTAAGAGCAGACCCAGCCAATGGGGTGATAAAACGGGCGGATTAATTACATTAAAATATTAACTTTTGCAATTTTTAGCAAAAATCTAAAACACTAACAGAAAAGAGGTAAAAGCATGAAAAAAATCGTGTTTAAATCTGGCAAAGAACTGGAGATTGATGGAATTACCCAAAGCGGGAAATTCTTGCAAATCTCTATAAAAAGCAGCGATGTGAAAAGCATCATCGGCACGTTTTCAGACCCTGAAAACACGGCTGTGATGCGGTATTATGTGGGAATCGACTTGATGTGCGGGTACGCTGGGTTTAAAAAATTCGCCGGGCTGGAATATACGCCTGACGTGATCGCGTCCATCAATTACGAGCAGGAGGACGCAACAACAGAAAGCGGGTTTGCGGAATCCCATGTGAATGTATGTACGGTGCATATGGAAAAAGCGGAAGAAGCAGTGATGCCGGCGGGACTGACTGATAAAGTCGCAAAACTGGAAAACGATGTGTCCAGCATCACGTCCGGCATCAATGAGATCAACGGAATCTTGGAGGGCGAATGATATGTTTACAAAAAAAGCGAAAGATAATCTTCAGGCAATGTTAGGGCAGGCTAAATTCAGCGCTGCGAATAACACGGATGCACAGGCTTTGCGCGTCCCCTCTCTGTACCCCGAATGGGAAAAACTGGAAGAGGGTACGCATTTGGAAAAAGGGCAGCGCGTTAATTACAACAACGTGCTTTACAATGTCCTTAGTGCTCACGATAAACAGACACAGTGGACGCCGGAGACGGCGCCTTCCCTGTTTGCAAAGGTACTCATCCCAGATCCTGGTGTTATCCCGGACTGGGAGCAGCCGTCTAGCACAAACGGATATAAAAAAGGCGATAAGGTAAAACACAATAGTAAGGTCTGGGAATCGCTTGTTGATAACAATGTATGGGAGCCTGGATCTGTAGGAACAGATAGTGTATGGAAAGAAGTACAGGAAGGATAAGGTGATCCGATTATCTCCCGGCGCGGGGTTAAGCGTGATTCTGGGGCGGCTTCGGTCGCCCTCATAAAATGATAAGGAGAGTAGAATATGAAAAAACTTTTTATTTCACAGCCGATGAAAGGCAAAACAGATGATGAAATTTTAAAAGAGAGGGAAAAGGCAATTGCCAGCGCAAAGAGAAATTTTGCAGAGAACGAAGAAGTAGAGGTTATTGATTCGTTTTTCCAGAGCGCGCCTGCGGATGCGAGACCTCTGTGGTTTTTGGGAAAATCTTTGGAATTGCTTTCTACGGCAGACATTGCATATTTTGCAAAAGGCTGGGAAAACGCAAGAGGATGCCGCATCGAAAATACTTGCGCCATTGAGTACGGAATTACTGTGATCGAAGATTATACGGAGGATTGAAAGTATGGGAAGCAAAGAATTTTTAGAAAAGAGCAAACAGATTGTCGTTGACTATTTCAACAGCCATGCGGACAAAACCGACCAGAAGCAGATTACACAGGATGATGTATATGTGGTTTGGTACTGCAAGACGCTTCAGAACCATAAAGCGCTGTTGAGCACAACTGTTTCTGACGGTATGTATTACGAAATCACGCATAATGGGGACAAGCAGGAAACGTATGTGGATGCATACAAGAAGTGGGAGAATTTTGTTGTGAGGTAATGCAAATGTGGAAAGGAATTGACGTTTCGGATAATCAAGGCGTGATAGACTGGGCACAGGTTGCAGCGTCAAAAGTTGCATTCGCAATCTTGCGCAGTGTGCGCCGATCGGGCAAGGAAGATCATCAGTTTGCTGCAAATCTGGAAGGCTGCCGAAAGCACGGCATTCCGATAGCAGTTTATAAATATACCTACGCAGCCACGCCGGAAGTGGCGCAACAGGAAGCGCAGCAGATCGTAGCATTATTGCGGTCTTACGGGCTGACCGGCACAATGGTATGGTGGGATGTGGAGGACAAAGGTGCGCTGCGACCGCTGGGAGTTGAGAAGCTGACAGAGTGCATCCGTGCAGCGCAGGAGGTCATCACAACGGCAGGGTACGGATTTGGTCTGTATATCGGGTTGTATGTTTATAAGGAGCGTTGGTTTGACTTTAATGCGTTTGCTGGGACACGGTTGTGGATAGCACGCTATTATCGCGGATATCGAACGATGCAGTTTGATGACGAGCCGGATCAGAAATACAAGCCAAATGTTGACGGAGACATATCTGTATGGCAGTACACGAGCTGTGGGGAGATCCCAGGTATCATGGGAGATGCAGACCTTGATATCGCATATGATGATCCTGCGGAATGGACGCATCCTGCAGCGGAGCCGGGAGTGATTTACACAGTATCCGTAGCTGATGTATGGACACGCGAGCAGGCAGAGGTTATCCGGCAGCAGTTTGCGGCGATGGGAATTAATGGGATTGTCCATAAGGTTAAGATCTTGGAATAAAGATATAGGCCGAGAGAACATTCAAAGTCCTCCCGGCCGCAGGCTATGATGAAATGATGAAGCGGCTATGTCCTGATAAGATTATCTTTTATGGGTCTGTACCAGACGATTGCAAAGGTGATATAATCAGGATAAAGCCGTTTAGCGATAAATTTAACGTTGTGGAGGTGGCGGCATGGTGATAAATTTACAGTTTTTCGGTGGGCGCGGATCTGCTTTAAACGCAGCCGGAAGTGCGAAAAAAATAGAGGTGGGATCATCGATCCATCTGCAGAGCCCAGGGAAATAGAAGCAGTATATAGAGAATCACGCGGGTATTACGGGTCTTATTACAAGAACGAGATTTTGCAGGCATCTGCTGATGATCGTACCGGGGAGTTATCTTTTGACTATGCTACTCCTGAAAAACGCGAAAAGACATCTAAAACAAATAAAACGCAGTATCTTACATATAAGTTAAATGCTGGCGCAGAGGATGGAGACACGTTTGGTATCAATTGGGACAAGGTTAAAGCTGTCTCGGGGCAGACGTATGGCATCCGCGCAGAACTGAAAGAACGCGGTTTTAAATGGGACGGGAAAACAAAAAAGTGGCGGAAAGAGTAAATTTTCTGACCAAAGACATACAGAAAAACAACACCGAAAAGCAGGGCTCTTATGAGCTCTGTTTTTTTATCAAAAAAAGTTTCAAATACATGTTGACAAAAATCAGAAGTATTATATAATAAGATATAAGGAAAACCTAATAAATAATAAGGAGGCGGTAAAAATTTTAACCATCCAGCAAAAAGTAAACATGGCGTGCTCCGCGGCTGAAATCAGCAAAACGGAACTTGGAAAGCGAATAGGATTATCACAGTCCGCATTTTCCCAACGTTTAAAAACAGGGAAGTTTTCCGACGAGGACTTCCAAAATATGGCGAAAGCCATAGGGGCAAAATACTATTCTGGTTTTGAATTCCCAGATGGTACAAAAATTGAGTAAAAACAAGAAAGCAGATAAGGAGAGCTCGAAATGAATGAGACAGTGAAAAAAGCGTACGAAATCGCAAAAGAAACCGGTGATTTTGAAGTTGATTATCTTCCAGAGGTTGAAGTTGGAGAAATTGTAGAACTGAACGATGTCTGGGACGGAGAGGGCGAAGCACCGGATGATGAGGAGTCTGGTTCTTACGGATCATATTCGCACAAAATAACAAATGACCAGTGGATCAACTACGAATTTGATATCGTAGAGAAGAAAGAGAATCCATTGGACACATTTGTGAAAATAACAAAAATTGAGTTGATATAAAGGGGAAATGATATGCTGGAAGCCATTGAAGATATAGGCGCTGAAAATCTGGAAGATATTGCGCTGAGAGCATATAAACCACGTCCCGGAATTTATATATTTGTTTCTCCGGGCGGGAAAATAATAAGGGAAATCCGCAACGAAAGGATGATCTATTTTAATACGAAATATCGTATGATGGACTATTATTCATGGATTGTATCCATGCAGAAACCGGTAAAAAGCAAGCTGGTTTTTAGCAACAATTATTTAACGTTTTTCTGCAGAAACGTACAAAAGTTGACTGATGCGGACATAGACGAATATTTTCAAAAGCTGGAAACGCCGGGAGACCATATGTTTTTTGCTGACGTTATAAAAAATAATATTCGCAAAATTAAAAAGGAAGATCAGGATATTGTAAAATTTTTTCTTATGGATTCTCCGGAACTTTATAGAGAACTCGGGATGAAAGACTGGAGAGAAAAGTCTATAAGTATGCCGCCCAGATCAGGTATGACGAAAGGAAAATGGTTGAAGGAAAAAGAGCGAAATGGTTATCCAATGGGATGCTCTTATAATGCGAAGAAGCCCGGTAATTTAAACCGGATATATCTCGTAAACGAAGAAGAAGGTTTACAGATAAAATTATTTTACGACATATTAAAAGGGTTTTTTAATCGCGGGTGCAACATCGCAATTGTCGGGAAAAACATGCTTATACCATTAAAGAGCAAACAAGGGATTGATCGCAGAATAAAGGGTGCAATGCTTATTTGGTTTACGATGATAAAAGGGCAGATTGTGATAGTAGATATCGACAGGATCGCGAGTTATGATCCAGTTTTAAGGTATAACAAATAATGCTGAACTGGATCGGCTGGAAAAAGAAAATGAAAAAGGAGAAGAAAAAATGGAAAAATTTAATCATTATGGTGTAGAGGTAATATATCAGGTCATCGATGGACCTTTTGAAGAGGTCTTGAAGCAAAACGGAGTGAAATATACCGCGCTCCCGTATATCGATGATATCGTATTTAGATACGAGAAAAACGGGCAGAGGAAATATGCATACATCGAGGTAGAAAAACTTCCTGATGATTACGCGGAGCGCGTATATATTACTTCAGAGATTCCAGAGGATTTGAGCTGGAAAGGAATCGCAGAGGATTACCGGAATCAGAAATCCGGCGAGAGACCGGCAAAACTACATACGCGGGCATACATGATCTTTTCAGCGGCATACAACGATGCGCTCCGGAAGATGCCATTTACTTTTGACCTGAACGCCGCACCAGGAAAAAGAGACATTGCATACGCGCTCATAAAGTACTATGTGAGCATAGATGATCTAAAAGAGATGGATCATCACGATTGCCCGATGATCGATGAATTTTAAAAGTTAGGGACAGCCGAAAAGCTGCCCCTTCTTTTTTATCTAACTTTTACTATTTGCTGAAGCGGAAGAAGCAGTAAAAAACGGAGATTTTGAAAAGTGGCGAATAAAAGAAAACCAGAATAAAGACATAAGCTGAGAGGGCAAGCAAAGTCCTCCCAGCTTTTTATTTTTTGATGATGTATGACACGAAATTTTGATCGGAGTAAAAGTATCCGGCATATGTGTGTTGCATTTTGTGTTGCATACTTACACATAATGATGTAAAATCGAATAAAATCATAATATGACACACACATATATATGCCTTAAAATGGCTTAAAATCAATAGATACCGTAAATATAGGGTTTTAGGCAGATATCCTAAACGAGTTCAAATCCGGTTCGCGCCTCTCAAGAATCCTTGAAAATCAAGGGTTCTTTTTTTATGTGTTGCATTTTGTGTTGCATAATTCTGAAAAATGCTTGTTGGCAATATCTGTCATACGGGCTTGTCTATCCTGCATCGTGTGACGGTAGACATCTTTTAAAACTCCGTCGGAACTCCACCCGCCACGCTGCATGATGTATGCATCCGGAATTCCCAGTGCGTGCTGCACGCTGGCAGAATAATGTCGGAGGTCGTGAAAGCGAAAATGCGGGATGCCTGCTTGCTTTAAAATTCGGGTAAACTTGTTGGAGATCTGATCCGGGATTAGCCCTACGATTCTACCAGAGCGACCCTCCCATTTTTCTGCAACAAAATCTGGATATTCAATGAATCGGTCTCCTGCATAACTTTTTGGAGCTTTAATGACCCACTTGTGTTCTGCCGTAATTACCATATTCTCCGAAACGTGCACAGTGTTACCGTTTATATTCGAGCTGTTCAGGGCGCATATCTCTCCACGGCGCATCGGTCCGAATGCAGCCAGAAGAATAGGAAGCTCCATTTCTGTCCCCTCTACGGCAGACATAAGCAGTTTTACGTCATTGTCAGTCGGGACGTATAGGTTTGGACGTTTTTTCTGTGGCAGCCTTGTATTTAATGCAAATTCCGGTCGCTCCTCCTTCAGGACGGCACTGATAAGCCCATGTGTATTTCGCACTGTTTTTGGCGAGTGCTTTTTCGCGTCCTCGTTTACAAGCCTTTGTATCATGTCCTGCGTTATCTCAGATATCTGCACAGGCATGAGGGACTGTATCTCATTCTTCCGAATCCGTTTGTAATCCATAACCGTTCTGGGCGAGAGGACAGCGCTCCGGTCTTCAATGTACTTATCCAGCGCTTCACCGAAAGTGATTTTTTTACAAGTCAGGTCGATGCTTTTCTTCATCTGATAGTCAGCCGCCAGAAATTCTGCTTCCTTCTTCGTGGGCGCCGTAAATGATTTATAACGCCGTTTGCCGTCCTGGTCAGTGTGAGAGTACACCAGAATCCGCCACGATCCAGACGGGAGTTTTTTTGCTGTTGCCATAGTTAATCCTCCTTTTAGGTATAAAAAATACACCTATGCAGGTGTAGGAGGCTGTGGTATACTTTTCTTGCGAGGGAAAACATACCATCACCTCATGTGCTGTATAGTTTTCTTGATTGCCCCGGTGTTACCAGCATCGGGGCTTTATTATTTTAATTAAACATAGTAGGGATTGGGCTTAAACAAGATTGAGATTGTATCTACAAACCAGCCAACACCGAAAAGACCAATCGTGCAAAGGTACAGAATGCCCATTCCAGTTTTACCTTCATAGAATTTATGAGCGCCGATCCAACCGAGAAACAGGCACAGGAAAAATGCTGTCCACTTGTTTACTTTCTTTCCTGACCTGTACCGTGCAGACAGGGAAGATGATGCAGACGCGCTGTTATTGTTATTGTTATTGTTGTTATTATTGTTGTTTATGATGATATTTTTATCATCTTTTAGGCTGCCGACCTGCTTTCCACAGTGCGGACACACTACACAGTCAACGTCTATGCGCTCTCCACAGTTCTGACAAAATTTTTTTGCGACCGGAGCGCCGCAGTTGGGGCAAGAAGAAGCCTGGCTTGATATTTCTTTCCCACATTCTGGACATGTGATAAGTGCCATTTTTATTGTCCTCCTCATATTGGTTATTTGTTGATCGCCGCAGCGATATAACCATGTGTAACATTCTGTCAAACCCTGCGCTGGCTGTCGCTTTTTGTCGCGTAGGTTCGACGCTTCACCGCGTTTTCCTGTACGCATCTGTTGAAATATATAGTACCTTGTGTTAATATATAATCAAACAAATGTTCGTGTTGGGAGGGATGCACGATGGACTACAAACAGCTCATTAAAAATATGGTCGATGAGATTAACAATGAGGTCTTTTTAAAAAAGATATATTCATTTGTTAAAGTTTTCATCGAAAAGTAAGGGGTGGGAGCAGCTTTCAAGGTTGCTCCCTTTCCTTATATTTTGTTGCCATTGCATAGGCGATTTTCCGCAGCGCTTCCTTTGATGTTTCGTCAAGCTCCATATATACCTCTATCAAGTCCTTTATAAAGGTGTCGTCGCCCTTTGAGATCTGTCCGAGGTATCCTTCCAGTTTGTCACTTGCAGGTAGGTACATCGGTTCATTCCCATTCCTGATCCAGTCTTCATTTACGCCGAATTCTCTGCATATTGAGAATATGATAGCATTTGTAGGTTCGCGCCGCCCAATTTCATAATTTGCAATGCTGTTTCTTGCTAAGCCAAGTCGTTTTGCAAACTCTTCTTGTGTATATCCAAGTTCTGATCTCAATATTTTCAAGCGTTCTTTCATTATCTATCACCACCTTCCTGCCTTTACACTTATCATATCAGAAAAAAGTGCCATTGTCAACAAAATAGTTATTGACAAGAGTGTCAATGGGACGTATAATTGTGTCATAAGATACAAAGCGAGGTGATAAAAGTGAACATGTTGAAAGACGTAATAACAGCGGATGAGCAGGAAGAAATCAAGGAATTTGTTTCAATTCTCCTGCTTCTTCCGAAAGAGGACCGGGCGGTGCTGCTATCTAATGCGAACGCTTTCCGGGTTCGCAGAGACTTAGAAAAAGCAGTAAGCGGCGAAGAGGGGAGGTGAGAGAAATGAGCGAGTATTTAAATAGGGAATGTGACCGTGTCCCTAAATTCCGAATGGAAATGACAGGGAAGCGGGGCGTTGAAATCTGGATTGACGGGGTAAATATATCACAGGGAGTTCGCAGTGTTACATTTTCAGCGGAAGGCTGTGAAAAATCTCCGGTATTAAATCTTTCGCTTGACGTTGGAGATTTCAGTTTTTTGCCTGAACGAAATCTAGTGTCAAGGGCAGAGACAAAAAAAACACTCCACTGCCCTTGATACTATTAAGGATGCTGTTGGAGAAGCGTTAGAGAAGTGAGTATGACATTATAACCCACTGACGATTCACAGAGATGAATCCGGCTTGTTCTAACTCATCCAGATAACGTTCTAAATATTCAGGAGGGAATCCAAAAGAGCAAAAATCTTCATCATGGAAGTGATTATTTTTTCGTTCTCGGTTTTCTCTCATAAAATTTAGAAGTTTTTCAGAATTTGTCTGCATAGAATTGCTCCTTTCTTTTGTACTCGGCTCTGGCGGGAGCCTGTGAGTACAGTATAGGACGGGGATAAGCAGGAAGCAAGAGATAGGAGGTATGGATATTAACGAAAGAGAAGACAGCTTTGCAGTAGAAGTCATCGAAGAAGCAAAGCAGGAGACAAAGAGATGGCGCATAGCGTGGGAAATCACGATGGCCGCGCTGATTTTATCAAATCTATATTGGATGTGGAGGTGAAAGAGATGCCGAAAACAAAAGCACTTGGGGTGTATGCGGACCGCAAAGAAGCCGTCCGGCGCGTCATCAATGTCGGACTGGCACGCAGCGGGCTGACAGGGAAAGACCTTGACCGTCGGGACATAATTAACAGAAACACCCTCGTAAAGCGGAAAGCAGAGGGTGAAACAATCCGGTTGGGAGAGATATGGGCGCTCGACAGGGTATTACATTTTACAGATGACGAGATTTTGCAGATGTTCGGGAGAGGAGGTGAGAAATGGTGTGGATATCGCCGTTTTGGTGCGGAGTAATAGTAGGGGCAGCGGTTGAGCTTACTCTACTGATAATAGCATCCGTATGGTACAGCAAAAAGAAAGGGAGGAGGTAAGAGCGATGCCGAAGCAGCTGCGGCGCTGAGGTGGGCGATTATCCAGCCGGAAAGGAGATGAAAGTGAAGATGGACAAGTCTGATATATGTATGATGACTGGAACAACGCTGGTCATGGCAGCCCTGATCATGTGGGAGACGTTTGGCATGATGATCACGCCGACGGTACTGACGGTCGCCGCCGCCGGCTGCTTTGTGGCAACAGTGCTGTGCGCGGCACGCGAAGAAGAATTAAGAAGCCGGAAAAGAAAAAGGCGCTGAACCGACCAAAGTACCAGCGCCAATGAAAAATATTACGCCTTTAGTATAAGGCGGGAATGGAGAGAATGCAATGATTTTATCAGAAGATGGCAAAGTGAGAATTATGGGGACGGGGTTGAACGTCCTTAGAGATTTTGCAGTAGCGTCTGCGTCGGTAACGAAAATCCTATTAGATGCTGGGGTATCGTATGAAGATGCGAAGAGTATCATGAAAAAAACGCTTTACGTTGGCATGATAGAAGCATGTAAGAAAAAAAATGAAACGATACCAGAGATGGAAGAGATGAATAAGGCCGTGAATGAGTTTTTTGATAAATTCCGCGACATGTGGAAGGATGAGTAACATGTATACAGAACAGCCGATAGATGAATACAATGAAAGCCTGGATACGGGAACTGAATTAAAGGCGCATAAGCGCCTGAGAAGAATAATGCGGATAACGCAGGAGATTGAACAGGAGGAAAACAAAGAAGATGAGCACATTATATGAGATCACAGGGCAGTATTTGGAACTATATGAAATGATGGAATCAGCGGATGAGTTGGAGATGAAGGTTATCGAAGACACGCTGGACGGCATGGACGGCGAACTAGAAGAAAAGGCGGAGAATTACGCAATCATTATGGCGGAGCTGGATGCGGAAGCCGCGAAGTTTGAAAAAGAAGCTGATCGCCTTGCGGCGCGCGCGGAGCAGTTACACGGACGGAGCGCGATGCTGAAAGACAGGCTAAAGAGAGCAATGGTACTTTGCGACCGGAAGAAGTTTAAAACAAACCTCTACTCGTTTGCAATCTGCAAAAACGGCGGCGTCGCTCCGATGGAAGTGGATGATACGGCAGTCCCAGACGATTACATGAAGAAAATCCCTGACACGTCTAAGATTAGAGAGGCATTGAATGCAGGAAAAACCCTCACATTTGCTGAATTGAAGGAGCGCGGGGAGCATCTTCGGATTAAGTAGGAGGCGGACATGAATAAATTTAGAGAGCTGAGGGCGGATGAGATTGAATGCCGCGTGTCCACAGTAAAAGAGAACGGCTGCTCACTATTGCTGTATAAGGATGCAAGATGTGACATGAACATCCTCGACGAGGCTGTAGGCCCGATGAACTGGGAGCGGAAGCATACGCGGGATAATGCGAATTGTACCGTAAGCATTTATGACAGCGAGAAGCAACTTTGGATATCAAAAGAGGACACGGGCATAGAATCCTTTTCGGCAAAGGAAAAAGGACTTGCATCCGATAGTTTTAAACGCGCCTGTTTTAACTGGGGCATAGGGCGAGAGCTGTATACTGCGCCGTTTATATGGATTCCATCTGATAAAGTGCAAATATCCGGGACAAAGCCTAAATTTACGACATACGATCGTTTCCATGTCACGCAGATCATCTACAAAGATTCCCGGATTGTGGCACTTGCTATTAAAAATACCTCCATTAACAAAATGGCTTTTGTGTATGACATAAGGGGCAAAGGGAAATCATGAATGCGTTTGTGAGGATAGAAAAGTACAAGGACACCGACAAGGGGACAGACTTAATTATATCCGTCCCGATTAAAGGCCTCGGCGAAGTCCTCAGCAAAAAAAAGATTAAGGATGCAGAAATCCGGCTGGATGATGGACGGCATATATCCGCCGAGCAGCGTAAAAAGGCATATGCGACGATCCGGGACATAGCATCTTATACTGGCTATCTTCCAGAGGAGCAGAAGGAGTGGTTGAAATACTTACATATCGTGAAAACAGGATGCGGATATTTTAGCCTTGCAGACTGCTCTATGGATACGGCGCGGGAGTTTATTAACACCATATTGGAGTACGCGGTGGAAAATGGAATCCCATTAACGGATAACGCTGTGGAGCGTACCGATGATATTAACCGATACCTGTATTTTTGTATAAAGCATAAAAAATGTGCGATATGCGGAAGAGATGGGGAAATACATCATTGGGATGCTATCGGCATGGGAAACAACCGCAATACCCTAGACGATTCGGACCATCGAAAGATATGCCTATGCCGGGAGCATCACACAAACGCGCATCAGCGTGGAAGGGAGAGCTTCCAAAAAATGTATAAAGTATATGGAATTATCTACAAGGAGGATGAGGAAAACGAACAGCAGGAACAAGGGCGCGAGTGGAGAACGAGAGCTTGCGCGGAAACTGAAGGAATACGGCTATGAAGCGCGCAGAGGACAACAATACTGTGGTTCGAACGGCGACGCTGATGTGGTTGGGCTACCAGGGATACACATCGAATGCAAGCGAGTAGAGCGTCTGAACCTGTATGATGCTTTGGCGCAGTCTGTTGCGGATGCAAAGACAGACGAGAAGCCGACCGTATTCCATCGAAAAAATAATTGCGGCTGGCTCGTTACCATGAGATTTGAAGATTTTATGGAGTTATACGGAGATAGCCGGTAATGTGGTGAAACATGTTATAAGGAAGAGGATTAAACTTGGCTGGTACAAGGTTTTAGATAATCCTAACACAGTTGAAACACTGGCGCAATAAGCGCGAAAGAAACTACTGATTCGACTTGTTGGGGAGTATATATCACGGGCATGACGGGTGACCTCCTGTTCCCCAGCGCCGGGGGCAAGCGGCGCATCCCTAACTGTAGAAAGATCATGAATATTTTAGATTACATCCCGACCGGGCATAAAAATGCTGTTTCCAGACGCTGGCTGCAGACCACAATGCACATGAGTGATCGGATGGTGCGGCGGCTGATCGCAGAAGTAAATAAAAACGACTGCGATGCGGAGCTGATTATCAATCTACAGGATGGTAAAGGGTATTTTAGACCGGCGGAAGATGAAAAGAATCTGGTTCGCAACTGGATGGCGATAGAAAGTTCCCGAACTGCTGAGAATCGCATGAATGTGGATGCAGCGAAACGGTATCTGCGAAAAGATAAGAAGCCACGGGAAAATGAGTTGGAAAAGAACCAGATCACAATGGATGAATGGCTTGCGAGCCTGAATGGAGGCGGATAAGATGCCAAACAGGATTTTAAAAGAATCTATCTGCCGATCAGATACGATTGACCAATTAACCTGGTTTGAAGAAGTCCTGTTCTATCGCTTAATCGTAAGTTGCGACGATTATGGAAGGTTTGACGGAAGACCTGCGATTATCCGCGGGACATGCTTTCCGCTAAAGGATATTACAAATAAGACGATTGCTGATGCCCTGCAGAAGTTGACGTCTGTAGGCTTGGTCCGAGAATATTACGTTCAGGGACGACCGTACTTACACATGGTAACTTGGGGAGATCACCAGCAAGTTAGAGCGAAAAAAAGCAAATATCCAGCGGAAGAAAGCAACTGTGAGAATCTGCAATCATCTGATATCAATTGCAATCAAATGATTGCAGATGATTGCAATAGTCCCCGTAATCCAATCCAATCCGAATACGAATCCAAAACAATATCGCGCG